CGATTGAATTTGAGATTGAAGAAACTGCACCGCATCATTTGCTGCAGTGGCAGGCCCGACAACGAGAGGATAGAACTGACGGAGAGCCGATCCGCCGACGATATCTATTTCATTGCCAGAGCGCCCTGCCAGTTCAATATCATCGCCTTTTTGAATAACAATAGTGGTGATTGTCGAAACAAGCCCGTTGTAAATAAAATCACTGCCGCTTGCTACGCTGATGTTCAGCGAACCTGCGCCATAGTTGTATATCTTGAGCGTCCTTCCGGCTCCGATCGAGGATGCTGCAGGCAACGTTAAATTCCCACCGCTCGGTCCGAACCAGTCGATAGCCCCCCCGAATTGTGCGAGCGTTAAGGCCTGGCTCGTGTTAAGCGGAGTAACACCGTTGTAGTTGCCCTGCTTCGCTGAGATAAGCGCCTGGATCGCGAGCAAGACCTGGGTATAGGCGGTTTTGCTCGGAGTCTGACCGCCAGCGACCACGAGCGCACGCAACTCTTCCTGAATCATGTTGAACCAGGATGCGCGTTCAAGCGTAGCTGGCACGCCAGTCGCCGGATTTCCTTCCGTCCAGTACCCTTCGGTTCCTGCGGCTTCCGGAGTCGGCAGCGACGTGGCTGCTGTTGCGTCATCAATTCTGAACATGTGACCTCTTACGCGTAGGCAAAGATTGGAATCGTGTGGGCCGGCCTGATCGCTCTCAGCTCACACTCAAGAACTGCATTGCCCCATGCAGCCAGCGGCTCGCCCGCTGCGGATACACCGACCCGCGCCCTGACGATCGTGTTGAGCGGAGCGGTAATCAGGCACGCAAACGCCCAGTCGACCCCACAGAGCGGTTGGCCAACTCTGCTTTGCCCCACCCGGGCTGGCGCAAATTGGGTGATAACCACGGTGTAGCCGAGGCTCGCCGCATAAGCCGTCAGATACTCGATCGACTGGCCACCGCTATTCGTAAACCTTGCGGTGACTTGCGCTTGCCGCTGCGGGACGGTGGGAGACGCGCCAGCGCATGGATCCGGCAGCCCGAGAGATGCCTCCCAATCTGGGAGCAGCTCATATGCTGTTGCTGGAAAGCCGTCGACCAGCAACTGATTCGCGCGCGAAGTCAGCCGGACGAACGTTGGCGCACAGCCGGACAGCGTCCTTGTTTGCACCGCATCACTGTCTCGTGGCCATACACGGCCGCGCGGCATTAATGCCTGAAGAGCCAACAAAAAGTCAGCCGCGGTAAGGTTTGGCGCGAGCATGCATCCTCATTCGAAATCGACGTCACCCAGCACCGGAAGCGAGCCGAAGCTCCCAGTAATGTTTCCCGGGTAAGTGGTCGGCGTTCCATTGATCACGCCGGTAATTGAAGTGATGACGAAACCGGCGGTACCGGCTATGGCACCGATCGCCGTGTTGATATCGGATCTGTCGATCGTGCCGCTTAGCGGACTGCCATTCCGGAAAAACACGTCCGAGATCGACGATTTGACCGCGTTGCGAATTGCCGTCGACCAGCCAGTTGTTCCTGACATGGCAAACGAAATGACGTTCTGGATCGGCCCGCAAATCCACACGAGGGCGGTGGCTGGTTCAAGTGACACGATCGCATCTGCGACGACGAGTTGATCGCCCGTCGCGACCACGGCGCGAGGTGCGCCCCCGGGGCCTCTATCATTCTGTGACACGCCGTTCGTGCCTTGCGGAAATCCGTTGTGGTCTTCTTGCGCATCGTCCAGCATGACGTAGACAACGACCGTGCCAGCGCCGAATCCATTCGGCGCACACCAGGCACGCGTTACCCCTGGAACACCCTCGGCCCATTCCACATAGTCCGGAGCTGAGCCACCCTGTGGCGGCTGCTGATACTTCGCCAGCACGCGGGCGCGGTAGTCCTCGATCTCTTCGATATCTGCCCCGGACGACACGGTGTCTGTAATGGCACCCGTCGACTGGATGCCGTCGACGGCGACACCGAGAGACACTACGCTGCCGGGATCCGCATTGCCGGCAGACCCTGCCACATCGGCGACGATCGTGACCGACACCGAGGTGCCGACGACTACCTGCGTGCCGGACGTTGTGTAGGTCGTTCCATCGCTTCGTACAACAGCGGTGCCATCGTCGAGCGGCTTGCCAGCCGTCCCCGTGAAAGTTGCCGTCAGGCTCGCTGCGACCGCGTCCTTTCGATACACCTTCTTAAGAGCACCCCAAGCCTCGAGATATTCCCCATCGGCGGTGAATGGGTTAGTTTGCTTTGCGATCCAGTCGAGGTAACCGTACTCCTCGTTCGTCATGCCCGCGAGCACAACCCCAATGATCTTCAGTGCCGCGTAACGAAGGAGCGGATCCGATCCCTGAAGCGCCGCGGCGATATCCGCCATCGCGTCAGAGCGGATCTGCGCGAGTGTCTTACGTGCGTATGGCATCTCAGGCTATCTGGTTCCAGGCCCACGCGTAGCTGAGAGCAGCCACGGTTGTGCCGTCTTTGTTATAGAAAATGACCTGCAGACCAAGGAAGGAGGTACGCACCCACTGCGCGAAGATATCGACGCGCGCTGCCACGCCGTCGTCGATGAACCACTGGAGCGCCTCGCGCGTGTAGTCCACCGCGTTGTTCAGCGTTTCCTGTGTCTGCTTTGCTCGCGAAAGTAGCCACAAGCGAGAGCCGATGGGTTGATCCTCACCTAGATCCCCCCACCATCCGCGCGGATCATCCGTGCCGTCGGGGATCACATCGTCAGGATTCGCGATGCGGTCCGAGAACATGCTGATTAGCGCAGCGCTCTCCAGATCGTTGCCGGTCAGCAAAACCGGTCCGATCAGTTGCCAGTCGCCCCGGCTGTTGTCGACGTCCCAAACCAGCGAAATATCCGGCATCCATTACTCCTGCTGCACTGGCGCGTCGGACCTGACTGTCGCGCCACCGCTTTGCACTTCTTTCACGTCGTGCTGATGGGAATCGAAGATGGCTCGATCGGCGACCATGCTGCGGCCGGTCGTGTCGCAGTTGTCGACAATGTCGCCCGTGCACTCAAGCAGCGCTGTCTCGGCGCGAATCTTCGGCGTATCGGTGAGCGTTATCGGGAGACCGCCGCCTTTCACGACGATGCCCTGGGCCGACAGATAAACCGACTGCCCCTTATCGTCGTGGATAGCCACCTCACCCGTTCCGAGACCCGTCAGGCGAAACTTTGCGTTGCCAGTTGCGATTACGACGCCGTTGGATCGATCACCGGCGCCGAAGGCCACAACGGCGTCCGAACCCGCAGGCGGATTCGACGTGAAGCCGTATTCGGCGCAGCGCGGTAGCCCATCGATAGTCTGCACAGGACTGATCTTCACCTGCATGCGCTGGATGCCGTCGCTGTCGTTCACGAAATTCACGATGCCTCGCGCGAGCGCGCTCATCACCCGCCTCGCTGTTCTGTCGATGTAGGAGGTCATGGTGCGTTCGGCGCCCCCAGCACGACGTCTGGCGACAGCGGTTGCAGGATCGTCGGCTCGGGTTTGAACGCATCCGGGGGCATTAGGACGAGCTGCGCGTGGGTTCCGTGTTCGTCAAGCGTGTAAGTCACCTCAGAGATCAGCATGAAGGTGCTCTCCGGGATCTTGAGTGACGGAATGGAGATGGGTACAAGCGTGTTCGGCGTCCACAGCAACCCATCGCCATCGCGCCAGCTATCGGTCAGCACATGGACTACCTGTGAGCGGCCAGCTCGACGCGCCGCCTCCCAGTTCGCGCGTTCCTGCGCAATGTCTCTGCCCGCCTGCACCTGCTCCGAAACGATATAAAGCTTGCGGTGCCGGTCGACGGTAGCGTCCGTCGCCGTCGCCACCGGCACCAGATTCGCGCCGGCGTCGCCCATGGTCTGCATCGTCAGAAGATATGCGTCAATCTCCGAATATCTGAGATCCGCGCCCCATTCGAAATCGGCCTCTTCGACGTTCTGACCTTCGGTGAATCCAGAACTGTGCGAGTCGGTACCGGCGCGGCCGAGCCTGAGGTTCCCGTCCGGCATGTCATATGCAAGTAGCCCTGCATAGCGGGCGATGCGCTCAATTACCTCGAACGCCGTCTCGCCGACCATGAGGTTGATCTGGGGGATGCTCGGTCCGTCATTTCCGTCGCTCGTGACGGTAATGCCATATGGCGCCGCGAGCTTCTGTGCGATCTGCAATGCGTTCGAGCCACTAATCTGGCCACCCTCCCACTCAGCGCTGCAGTCGAGAAGATCTTCGCACTTGCCGCGTCCCACCACCCGGATACGATGGAAATCACGGCCGATCGAGGGCACTACGCGATCGACATACCCGGTTATCACAACATCAGATCCGATCGCGACTGCGCAACTCTCACCCGGAATCGCGCTGACCTGGTCGACGTTGCCAGCATATTTGTCGGTCAGCTCAATCTCGAAGTCGCTAGGCAGGCGCTCGATCCCGCGGGTTACGCGAATGCGTGTCCACCCTGCCACGCTTGCGCCGTCCAGTTGCAAAGTCAGGTCATCAGCCATAGTTAGAATGAAAGCGCCCGGAAACTCTGCGGCATGAATGCTGGGTGAACTGGATCGGCCTGCGCCACGAGCTCATCGGCGCGGCTGGCATCCCGATAGATTCGATGTGCGAGCACAAGCGCGGGAAGGCTTGCCTTCATGTTGAATGTTTTGATGGATGCGAGGCCAGCCCCGCGTTTATTCAGATCCTGTACAACGGCCGCGCGTAGCGAGCGCAGTGCACCGTATGTATCGTCTTCGCCCTGATTTCCTGCGACTTCGATCTCACTGTCTATCAGTGACGTAACCGCATCGCGCACCGTCGCCGCGTCATCTGCCGACGTGGGCTGATACTTTGATGCCGCCAACGCGACGGTCCCGATCGCGGCACGACGGAACAGATCTCCACACGCAGATTGCATAGTGGCCATGCCGATTCCGACGACTGACCCCGTGGTCGGCGACGACGGCTGGAAGTCGGCCAGGGCGGACAGCAGTTTGATGCCATCGGCCGGTGCCGGCGTTGCACTGAGAACCGCGTCTGCAACGCCCTGCGCTGCGGCCGCAAACGCACTCGTCGAGCTCGCATCGAGAGACGCTGCAGCCTCCGCCAGCATATTGGACGCCGCAGACACCGCCGTGCGCCCCTGAGTCGCCTGCGCGCTCAACTGGTCAACGGTCAGCGATGCGGGTTGTACCGGGGCGCCAGGGTATTTGCTGAACGTCGGCACGGCTGCACTGCCAGCAAAGCGGCCGAATGAGCCCGGGAGGTCGAACGCAAGGCGGATAAGGTTACGGGCATCCCCGACGATGTTCTTCGCGTTCGTGTACCAGGTCAACGCGGTGTCGACAGCCATTCCAATGACCGCCGAGCCGTAGGACAACGTCGACAGTGCCCGCGAGGTGAAATCCACCGCGGCCGACAGCCCGAGGGCGGTGACCGCCGACGATACGATGCTCGTCGTCGCATTCGCTGTCGTCGGAAACACCTGGGCACCACTCTCGACGAAATCGAACTGCAGCTCGAAGTAGCGCGCCTTGTCCCAACGCTCGACGACCCGAAACTCCGTGACGCTGACGGTCCGGCGGCCGTACGTCGGATGCACCAGCTCCCCAGTGTCCTCTTTCTCCACCATCTGGATCATGACGTCGCGCTTCTGGATAACGTCGTCGCCTACGAGATACCCAGTCACCTGAAACCGGCGCGCGGCCCGCCCCAGATCCTCAGACCAGGGTGTGTCGCGCTTTGGATATTCATGCAGTGCATTGCGGCGCCCAAACGTGCCGTCGGCACTCAACGAAACGAACTGCATCCCGCGGAAAGACGCCGGGCGCAGCTGGTCGAAGTAGCTGCCGATCGAGCCACCCAGGCGCGCCGCCAGGGAACTGGCCAGATTGGCGATACCTGACGTCGCGCCGAGAACTGCGCCAGCACCACCGCCAATATTCATAAAGCCGCTCCTGTCTGCATTGTCTGGCCTGTTCGTACGTTCGCGTCTACGTTCTTTGAAGAGCTCACCGACGTGCGCGTGCCCCGCGGCGCGCCCTGAAGATGAATATCCACTTTCACGACGGATTCGCCGGGCCCCAATGAGGCGGAAGTCGCGTCGGCCGACAGCTGGTTTGCCGAAGCAGTCGCACCGGCTGACGGTTGGTTTGCCGCGACAGTCTTTCCGCCAGCGCCAGTCGGCCCGTAAATCCCCTCAAGACGCGTTGCGAGATCCGCGCGATTCGCGGCCTCGCCGTCGGCATCTTTAGGCCGCTCGTAAAGGCGTGAAACCACATTCGCAGCATCAGCCGGAGATTGGGCTTTTGATAGAGCAGCGCCCGCCTGCTGTTCGGATCCATTGCGGAGCTCGTAGTCGACAAAGCCTAGCTGCTGCTCGAGCGTAGAGTTGCCAATCCAGTTGCCCGCCCATTTCTGGAAAGCGTCCTGTCGGTCCTTATGCCACTGAGCAATCCCATAGGCCGTACCGTTATCTCCGGAAGCCGTCGGATCAACCTGGCTTTCGGCCTGCAGGTTCGAAGAGATACCGAGCGCCTGCGCGTGCGTCCAACCCCGCGACTCGAAGAACTTCACGGCGGTGGTGGTGTTTCCGTTGACGCCGGCGGCCAGCTCGGCGCTCGTGCTTAGGCCATTGCCACGCAACGCATTCCCGAACCGCTCAAATCCTTCGCCTACGCGCGAGGTTGCTCGACTGACGCGCATCAGCAGCTCGTACGAGCGGGAGACGAGGTCGAAGAAGTCGTTGGCGCCTTTCTTCGCCTTGTCCCAATCGAAACTCTTGACCTCGTCGGATAGCCAACGCACGGCACCGGCGACGCCGTCGATCACTTTCTGTTTGTTCTCCGGTACAGCGAGCCACTCGGTCATGAGCTGAATCGCGGGCTGCAGGACAGGAATCAACGCGTTTCCCAGCGAGTTCTTCAACGACTCGACCGAAATCTCAAGCTTCGCGATGTTCTGCGCGTATTCGTCGGCCTGGCGGATCGACTGGCCGTCCATGGATGCATGCAGGTTGTCGAACTCGCGCACAAGACCCTGAATCGCGTCCGGTCCCTTCAGCAGTAGCGGCAACAGCGATTCAACGCCGAACGACTGGGCGATCTGGCGCGCCGACTGAACCGTCCCGCCGGCGCGCATGTTCGACTGGATTGCCTTCGACACGTCGAGCAGCGCGCGTGACGTGTCGACGGCGCCGTCCGCGGTTTTATGCAGCCCGATGCGCCACGCGCTCATCAGCGCCAGCGCCTGAGGTGCACGACCATTGACCGCGCCCTGCATCGTGTCGCCGAGCTGCTCGAGCGACGCGTCCATGCTGTCCGTCGACAGGCCTGCGAGCCGGGCCACGCCACGGTATTGCTGGAGTTCGCTCGTGCTGACGCCGATGATCGTGGAGGTCCGGTCGAGCTCCTGCCCGGCCTTCCCCCATCCGGTTACGAGCGCCGCGAGGCCTGCGATTGAGCCAATGCCGCCGAGTAGCCCCAGTGGTGTCGCGATCAACGCCACCTTGCTCGCGAGAGACCCGGCCGCGCGCGCCGCCGAGAGCAATCCGCCCGTGAGACGCGAAAGACCTGTCTCCCGGCTCAATGAGCCTAACGACTTTCCAAGAGCAGTCACCGGCGCGATCGTGCTGGCGAGCGAGCCTTTAACCTTCCGGACCGTCGACGTCGCGCGGTCAACCGCGGTGATGACGAACTGGATCTTATTGGCCATGTGACGGTCCGGTTGCTGCTCGAATTCTCAATGCTTCTTTAAGGTGCCACTCAGTTTCGGACCACGTCATCGCCCAAACGCTGGAGGGCGGGATGTTCCAGAAATGCGCAACATCGGCTATTCCCTGTTCCCACCCGTCAGGCACATGCGTCGCGTCGGCGGCGATCAGTCGTCCGAGTCCGGCCGCCGCCCGACCTGAAAACCGTTGAAATAGCCCACTGCCGCCAGAAAGTCGCGAGCGCACATCGAGCGAACCGTCTTCTTCGGCACTCTGGCCACATCGGAGATGAGCGCGATCGACGCCGCGAACGGGCCACCGGCAGCTCGAGCCTTACGCCGCTGCAGATTCGTCGGCTCGCACAGGTCCAGGGACACCGCGTTAAGCGCCGAGTCGTCCTCCGTGAGCTTCACTGGCTCGAGCAGCTGGATCGTCAGCTCGTCCTCGCTGCGTTTTTCGGGGTCGCTGACGCCGTCGGCAAATGTGGCGAAAAAGTCTTCCGCCTCATCGATCTGGCTGCCATACATCTGATCGACCGCGTCGACCGGAACTGCGGAGACCACCGCGATCAGCGCCACGACGAAACCGTATTTCGCACCGACCTTCTCGGCCGTTTCGTAATCACCGGCGCTGGGCTCGCGCAGCGTGACCGAGTCGTATGTCTTCGCGCCTTCGCCGGCGCCCACCGAGATCGTCCGGCGAAACGTGATGATTTTCGATTCCATGGGTCAGTTCTCCGTGACGCTCGGGCCTTCCCAGGTCACCGGTGCAGTCGCATCCTCGGCCTTTGCACCTTGCGGATCGACTGTCCACATGTTGCGGCCGATAATTGTTTTGCCGTTGGCCAGCTCTGCGACAACCGTGACATTGTCCATTGCGTTAATAGCCGCCAGTGACAGGCCGCCCATGTCTCGCAGCGTCGCTTTGATCTGCCCAGGTTTCGGCTTCTCGCTGAAACCGTCGACGCCGGACTGCCCCGACAGCGTCTCGCGCGTCACAGAACTCGGATCGTATTCAAAGTCGCCGGCAACGGTGTAGGACGTGCCGTCGACCGATAGATACGCCGTGCCGGCAATGCGGTTCGTGGTGTTCGACATTTATGAACTCACAAAAAAAGAAGCCGCCCGAAGGCGGCTTAGCTAGTGGCGATCCGCTTACTGGTTACGGAATTGTGCGAGCAGCGCGAAGATGCGGAGCCCGTCGATCAGCGTGCCGTCCCACAGCTCATTGATCCGGCTCGGGTTCTGGGAATCTTGCTCGACGATCAGCCCTGCTGCGAACGCGTCGCTGTCCTGGACATATCCCTCGTACTCCATCGCCTGATATTCAGCGATCTGGTCCGCGCGGATCATGTTCGGCGTGACGATGTTCGCACCAGGTGCGAAGCGTGTCCCGTTTGCAGCGAGCTTCTTCCGGGCGTACTTGCTGGTCACAACACCTTTCAGGCGTCGGATGACATACATAAGCAGGAACAGCGTTTCGACCTGCAGATAGCTGTTGTCCGGCTGCCCGAATCCATTCTTCTGGTATGTCGTGATCAGGTTTTCGATTGCTACAGTGCCGTCATCAGCGACGGTGAAGGTCGAGATGCCGTCGAACAACAGCGTGTTGCGGTCCGTCAATTCAAACCGTGATGCGGTCTGCGGCGCGAGGAACGTCGACATGGCAACCGTCTGCAATGGGAGCCCCGGATCCGCGCGCAACGCGACCGCCGCTGCGCCGCATAGATCAGCCGCACCAACCCAGGCCGGGGTCGGCGAACCGTTGAATCCCATTACGGTACCGTGCTGGTCGTTGCGGGTCACACCAAACGTCGTGAGCGCACCGAGGGTGCCGCGATACATCGCAAAATAATGTCCGTAGATGCCCTGAGACCATGCCCAACGCCCGTTCTGATCGTTAAGAAATGCTTTGAGCGCATCGAGCGACGTCGCATCCGTGTATGGCATCACGATGAAGTCATACGGCTGATCCGACAGATTGGCGAGTCCGGTGGTCAGAACCGGATTCACGAGGCCGCCAGCCATCGGGACGATCGTGAACGCCAGGCCTGCCGGTGTGACTTCGCCGTTGCTGGTGCCGCGATAGTTGACCGTGACGACTATATCGTTGCCGGCAAGTCCCTTGTTCTTTGCTGTGAAGTTGACCTTCGACGTCGTCGTGCCGTCCACCGCGGCCGTCACCGGCAGGTCAGAATTCCCGTTGACTGTCGCGACGAGCGCGGTGGCCACCTGGGCAGCCGACAGTGACGCGTTCACGCTCTGCGTCACAAGCTGACCGCCGAGGTACAGGAACAGAACGCCGAGTGCTGTCGCCGCGGCCGTGAAATTAATCGAGCCGGTCGCGGCCACTGCGCTGGGGTCGTCAGCGAGCGGGAGATACCAGACCTCCCCGAAGCTATCGCTCGCTCGATACGCGGCCGTCATCAAAGCTAGCATCGAGCCCTGACCGCCGACGTTCTTTGCATCGGATACGCCCTGGCAAATGACCGGAGTGCTCGCCACGCCGGTGCCGGCCGAGGTCATCTGACCAATGATAAGCGCGCGCTGCGGTTGAGTTGCAGTGTTCGCCTGACTGTTGTCGACTTCCGCATAAAACAGTGGAACGCGGATCTGATCGCCAGACGGAATATTCTTGAATGGGACTGTCACGATTGATCGCTCCCGGTGTTAGGCGCCACCGTCGATGCATCGGCCGCGGCCTGCTGATTACCGAGCACGACGTCGCCGTCGCGCAAACGACGGTGCCAGTACATGTTGTCGTTCGACACTTCCCGGCCTTCCTCCGGAAGAAGGTCCTTCAGTTCCGGGTCACGGATTTTCAGACCCGGCGCAGGTTTGACGAGCATGGTTCACTCCTCTGGAAATTGAATATCGAAGCCGGCTTCCGCGCGCCCGTCGGGGCCCGAGGTGCGCGGCGCTGGCTGAACTGCGTCGGGGAAAGGCGGGTTGGGGTAAGTGCCGTTGGCGTCGAAGACATTTCTCAGATCGGCCGTCACGGTCATCCGCTCGAGCGTCGTCTCAACGTCCGGATCGAACGCTTCGTAGATCTGGAAGTGCACGGCGATACTCACAGCACCGAAGTGCACTCGACCGTCTGGCTTGATCTCTGTCGCTGTGGCGATCGTTGGAAAGTCCTGTGTTTTTGCACGGATGGCGACGTTCCGAAGCAAGACATCCTCGATAGTTGCGCCAAGTTCATCGAGAGCATCCTGTGCCGTCTCGGGCGTTGGCCCGGAAACGATGCCCCGTACTTCGATCACCAGGTCCGTGTTGAACTGCGTTTCGCCATTGGCCCCTGTCGACAGCTTCTGTTCGTCGCCACACCGAACAAGGATCGCCGGCAACTTCGCCGGCGGCATGCTCCAATCACCCGGCGACTGAATCGTGGGCGCAGCCTGTGCGTCCTGCAAAGCACAGACCACCATCTTGCGCATCTCGGCGCGCCCCGTCTGGCTAGCCATTGACATCACTCAGCAGGTTGAGCATGAGACCACCGCCGCCCCACCCATCGAGACGGGGCTCACGCACGACGTAAATAAGACCGGTACGCTTGATCTGCAGTTGATCGTCCTGGATCGGCTCCGACTGAAATTGCGACAGCTGGATGCCGAGGCGCGGCTGAACAGTTGCGACCTGAGCTCCGTCGACAATCACCAGATCGAGGAACGCCTCATCAAACACGCCGTCGATCTCATACGACGGGGCGCCCGATGCCGGCATATAAATCACGCGTACGGCCTCGCCGAACGTCTGCATCACGACGCCGTTCATCTTGTCGGTGACGCGCCTCCAGTCGAATGGCATGTCTTAGGAGCCGGCGTGGCCCTTCTGCAGGACCTCCGGCCGGGTACAAATGTGAAGCGGATATGAGTACGCTTCCATCTTCCAGTACGCGTTGCGATCGCGGTCGTAGATCGGAATCACATAGATCGGCTTGCCCGGGGTGTTCACCCACTCGAACGATTCGCCCGGGGCATACGCCACCCGGAACACGCCGGGCGCGCCCACCGGGAAGAAGTGGACCTCATCGTCCGGAATCTTGAGGGTCGCGTTGTCATCCGACCCGCGGTAGTTCGACCACGTGACGCCCGCGAACGGGAACGCTTCGAACGCTGCGCCCTGGCTGTCATCGCGCAGTTCGGCCGCGGCGCTCCAGTTCAGGTATGTGCGGATTACGTCCGGATGGTTGGTCAACTCGTCATAGAACAGATCGCCGCACAGCGCGTAGATCCTCGTCGTGTTGAGGAACGCGCCCTGCGCCTTGCGTGCCATCGACCGGCAGATACCGTTCACGATCGGACGCAGCGAATTAGTGGTCCCCGCAGCGAGGTTAAAAGGAACGAGTGCTGGCGCCGAGATGCCAAACTCATCGAACCAGTTGTACTTCACGGTCCCGTCCGCGTCGAGAAGCATCCCCTGCACGGCCGCAAGGCGGTGGTATTCCCACGTGAACTCAATGTTGCTCGTCAACCCGGTGGGGCCGTTGAGCCGACGGGCGACTTCGGCCTGCACCTGCATCAATTCCGATTCGGTACCGAACGCACGGATGTCCTGGATCTCATTTGCATACAGCGTATCGGCATGCATGATCCGCGGCACCTTGAAATACCGCGCTTCGCGTTGCTCCGTCGTGCGTTGAGTGCCCTCCTGTCCGCGCTCGCTGAACGGGACGACGACTAGCTTGCCTTGCCGTTGTTCGACTGCAAGCGCCGTCGTGCGAATCGGATCCGGCTCGAAGATATCCAGATCTCCGAGGCCCGTCGGCTTATACGGGTATTTGTCGACCGCGGTCGTCAATTGGATGGTCGTAAACGCATCCTGGTGAAACACGTCCAAACTGGCCATTATTTGGCTCCAGAAATAATAATGGCCGCTTGCGCGGCCGACTTTTATCGGAAAAACGTGGAAGTACTACGTGAGGTCAGCGAACGATGATTCCCAAGGCAGCGAGCTGCGCAGTGCCGGCGGAGATCTGATTCGCGGATGCGCCGGTTGGCCAGAACAGCTCGAAGCCGTTGACCTCGCAGTCACGCGTGACGATGGTGCCGGTCTGGTCCGCCAGCGTCGCATCGACGTTGGCGAACGAGATAGCTGCGGCGACCTGCGTCCCATCCGTCGCCGTGAGACTGAGCGGCACATAGGTTTTCGACAGCGCAGACACCGTCACGTCGAATTCGTCGCCGACCACGAAATCCGTTGCACCGTCTGCGATCACGAACTTGATCTGGTCGTTGAAGGTGGCGGCGACTGCGACGTCGCCGATCACATCACCGGTGGGATCGAATACGCGGAAAGTGCCACCGTTTGCTGCCGCGGTCGTGCATCGCACGACGTAGACGCCAGGCTGAGCATTGCCGACGACGGGGGTCGTTGCATCAAGCGTGAAAACGCCGTTGCCGGTATTGCCGGCCTTGGGAGCGACCGCTGCGGTGCCGCCAACCTTGCGGCCGAGGATCTGGCCCGCCTGAATCTTTGCAGCGCCGCTGAGCGTGCCGCGATCGCGCGAACGGTGGCCACGCGATTCACTGACTAGAAAGCCGCCATCATGGCGGCCTTCGACGAGAGGGGTTTGAGTCATGGTCGAGTTACCTTAGGGATTTAATTGACAGTTGGGACGGATCAGCGCTGGCGCGCCGGGCGTGCTTTCTGCATCGCGGTGTCCCAACTGGACGCGATCGCCTGTTCCGAACTCACACCGCGCTCGCCGCCGGCGCCGAGCGACGGATTACGACGCGACACCGGCGCGGCCGCCGCGGGTGCGGGTGTGCCGCTCAACACCGCGAGCGCTTCTTTGCGAGTCATCGACGTGTTGAACGCGAGATTCGCGGCCAGAACGGGGTTCTTACCCGCTGCCGGCGAGCCCATAATCTGAGCGCAACGCATCCGCTCGCGTCGACGCGCAGTCGCCGCTGCGCTAGTGCCGCGCATCTCTTCCTCGTCGTCGTCATCGTCCTCGGCGTCGGGGTCGTCCTTCCCG